GTCGAAGGAACGCGCCTAACTTTTAACCGAGGGAGGTGCATATGTACGCACAATATCGACGTCGACTCGAGATCGACAACTACAAAAAAACTCAGCTAATCAAGTTGGTTCAAAAGACCAGAATCCATACACCATGCGCTTTCCGTTGTTGCTGCAGTCGTATGTGTCGTGGATCACATGGTCGATAACGCAAGTGTAGTGCTTCGATAGCGATAGGACTAGCCTGCCTATTGGCAGCTCGGCGGCGTTCATATGGACTCTGTCACGGGAGCCAATGCGGCAGGTAATATTCCACGTGAAACCAGCATCGAGCATGTAGCGTTTGAATGCAGGCTTCTGCGTCAAGATTCCGTCCTCGGGGATGTATCCCAGTTTGTTTGCAATCAACTTTTTAAAATCATTGTGAACTGATCGATACGGCCTGTCCGAGGCCAAGGCAATCGAGCGGATCACACAGTCCCCAGTGAACTTGCCTCGAAGCCCGGCGTCCTTTCGTCCACCGTCAGTAACAATTAATTTCATAAATAATCACAAAAGCGCTTGTGTTGTTCGTCAATATCATTATAATAACCTACATGGACACACGGAATTAGCCGCAAGTCCTAACATAACAGGAGATTCAAAATGAACACAGAAAAAAATCTAATTAACACACTTAACGTTGACAGACTCGGCGAGCTTACCAAGCAAATGGCTGCTCTTAAAAAAGAAGCTGACGCAATCAAAGATAACCTCAAAGATTTTTGCATGGCTAACGATGTCAAAAAAGTTGAGGGCGCATTGGTTACTGCAACGTATGTCGAGGCCAATCGCAAAGTTGTCGACTACAAAACTTTGTGCGCTGATATGGGCGTCGACTCAGACATCCTTGGCAAGTACACAACACACAATGCTATTTTCAGCATCAAGTTGTCATGAAGCATAACGAGCAAATGCAAAAGATGCGTGAAGCTGTTGCCCAGACCACTGGGCAGCGGCATTGCGCTTACTGTAACCAGTATCGACCGCTCGAGGGCGGTCGGTGGAGATTAACCAAAACAAATAAGAAGTGGATGTGTAGCCGCTGCGTTGACATCAGGAGACCAAAATGATTGTAATTAAAGTTAACTTACTATTTTTAGCAATGGCGGCTGACCGTGAACACGCCATCCCAGAAATTTTAAAAGTCGATGGCAAGTGGGCATTGATTACTCGTGACAACAAAGAACTGCCTGATCTGCTCGAGTACGCCGAGTATCACGCCGAGCAAGAAGATGCTCCGTTTGATTCTTATGCCCGAGAGATGCATCGAGAAGCTAGAACTTTTGTAGACATCGTGACACCAGTGATGGTTGAGAAATGGGAGAATGCAGAATGATTCAAAAATGGCTACACGTTATTACCAACTTATTGTTGGTGTTAGTCGGGAGCGTAATCGCATTGTTGCTTTTATGTATACTGTGGTTGCAACTTGACGAACGGATCGCACAAAATGAAACTCAAAAAATTTACGCCAGTGGACAACGAATCGAAAACCATTGTTTTCCTGATATCTACGTCCGGCGCGGATCCGAGCATGACTGTGCTTGATTGCGTGATCAATGACTCTGGCGTGTTTGTTGTTGAGGCTGACGGTGAGTCGGTGGTCGTTGAGGATATCGGCGAACATTTTCCATTGCTCGACATGGGCAGCCCGTCACATCGCGATGAGGCGTTGGGTGAATTCGAAAGCATATCAGTAGCGTCTGGCAGTTATATACCTATACCTGACAAACTCTGTTAATATAACTAACTGGCGAACTGATTTCAGACCGCCATAACATTAGAGGAGGCCATATGGCTATTAAAGTGCAAAGCACGTCGGATGTTTCGACGACATATATAAAACTGTTGGTGTACGGGCAGGCTGGCGCAGGTAAAACTACGCTGATCAAAACGTTACCAAATCCAATTATCTGCTCTGCCGAGGGCGGATTACTTAGCATCAAGGATGCAGATCTACCGTTTATCAAAGTTGGATCTATGTCTGATCTACGGGATGCGTATCTCTGGCTCGTTGACAATGGATCGAAGTACGAATCTGTTGCGCTCGATTCAATCTCTGAGATTGCCGAGGTCGTCTTGAACCACGAGAAAAAAAATGCTAAAGACCCACGCCAGGCGTACGGTGCTATGCAGGAAAAGATTACGGACTTGATCCGTGCGTTTCGAGATCTACCGATGCACGTTTACATGACCGCCAAGCTAGAAAAGATGGCGGATGAGACGGGCAAGATTTTGTACGCCCCGAGTATGCCCGGCAACAAAACCGGTCAGCAGCTCCCGTACTTTTTCGATGAGCTGTTAGCTCTGCGCGTTGAGAAAGATTCGGATGGCAAAATCTGGCACGGGCTGAAATGCAAGGGCGACTCTGCATGGCAGGCTAAGGATCGTTCCGGTGCGCTCGAGGAGTGGGAAGAGCCGGATCTTGGAAAGTTGATTAAAAAGATTGGAGGTGCGTAATGGAAAGTGTACGACTACAACGCGTGTCCCGAGAATGGATTAAGGCCAAAGAAACTGAAAGAAAGGCCGTAGAGACACGTCGTAATCTGGAAGATGAAATGAAAGCAATGTTAAAAATCGACGATCAAAGAGACGGCACTACTCGTGTTATCGATGGCGATCTATCGGTCAAGATAACGACCAGACTTAATCGCAAGATTGATTCTGGAAAGCTACAAGATCTGGCAGAAGAGCATGGCCTGTCGGATCACCTAAGCACTTTGTTCAGATGGAAGCCAGAACTCGATATGAAGAGCTGGCGGAACGCTGACGAGAGCATTACCAAACCTCTGTTAGACGCCATAACAACGACGCCAAGCAGACCATCATTTGCAATCACAAACGAAAAAGGAAAATAAACATGGATCTAGAATTTGATAACCACGATTTAGTAGTAGACGATTCACCTCGAGACTACTCACCAGTGCCTGACGGCTGGTACGACGCTCGCATTATGGGCGCTGAGATTAAAGTAACCAAGGCCGGAAACGGGCGCTATATTGCTGTTAGATATGATATTATTGGTGGTGACTATAGTGGTCGAGTTATCTTCGGGAACATTACTATCAACAATAAGAGCGCGGCAGCTGAAGGAATTGGCAGGAAACAGTTAAGCCAGATCGCAATGGCTGGCGGCTTGACTGCGTTACCGAAAGACAGCGATGAGCTGGTCGGAATGGATCTTAAAATCAAAGTCACAATTAGAGCTGCAACTGAACAGTGGCCTGCGAGCAATGATGTTAAAGACTGGAAACCAATGGACGGTGGATCTGCAATGCCAACGCCGCCTAAAAAATCCAACGGTGCAACTGCGCCTTGGGCTAAATAAACAGAGGGCTTCGGCCCTCTTTTTTTTAAAGGTTTTTTTATGAACAATAAAACTAATGTATTAGAGCTAACGGATTCAGAGCTTGGTATGCTCGACGAATTAGCTTTCAATGGGGCATCTGAATTAAATTATTTATTTTCTCAAAACCAAAAAGATAAAGTTAAAAAAGTAATGGGCAAAATAGAGTATGCCCTCTATTTAAAAATGAAAAGGAAAAACGGAAAACCAAATTTACATCTTGATAAATTGTTAGGAAAAATAAAAGGATTTGAATGAGCAAAATCGTAGAGCTGATCGACAGATACCACCAAGAGAAAACTGATACGCAGCGTGGACACATGGGCGGCAGTTTGCTCGGGCATAAGTGCGAGCGATATCTTTGGTATATGTTTCGGTGGACGTTCAAAGAAAACTTTCCCGGTCGCATCCGACGCCTCTTTCGTCGAGGCCACGATGAGGAACGCACCATTGTCAGTGACCTGCGAGCAATCGGCATCGATATCCGAGACGTTGGAAACAATCAGGCGCGAGTTGATTTTGGTGGACACGTTAGCGGATCAGTTGATGGCGTGATCAAGAGCGGCGTCCCCAATCATGAGATGGAAGAATTTTTAGCAGAGTTTAAAACACACAACAAACGTTCTTTTGATGATGTATCTCGCAAAGGCGTTAAAGATTCTAAGCCTATGCATTACGCTCAGATGCAAGTGTATATGCTTGGAAAAGAAATACATAAATCTTTATATGTCGCCGTGTGCAAAGACAACGACGAGATGTACACCGAGATTGTTGAGTTCGACAAAGAGTTTGCCGAGCGTTTACTGCGCAAGGGAGAATGGGTTGCGACTTCGATGGAAGCGCCGCCAAGATTGTCGAGCGATCCGACTTGGTTCCAATGCAAGATGTGTCCGGCGAAACATATCTGCCACGAGAACAAACCAACAAAACAAATTAACTGTCGGACGTGCGCCCACTCGGAGCCGAAAGACAGCGGAACTTGGACGTGTAACAGACACAACGCGGACAACATTCCCGAGGACTTTCAGCATAAGGGATGCGACGACCACATACTGCACAAGGACGTTGTGCCTTGGTCGAGGATGGAAGGCGATGATCCAAACGTTGTTACGTTTGAGATTAACGGTCAGTTCATTAAGAACGGCAATGGAGAGGATTGTTTTGCAAGCAGTGAGCTTGTTAGCAATACGGATGCCTGTCTGAGTTCAGACGAGTTTATTGGAAACCTAAGATCTAACTTTGGGGGAAAGATATCAGGATGACTAAACAATTAAATTTAATTGAGTCCGAAAATCATTGGACTGATATGCCTGAGTTTATTCAGGAAAAACAAACACCATTTGCGCAAATTACAGTTC